GCAAATATCTGTTGCACAAAATCATCATATTGAATAACTTTAATATTTGTTAAGTACCTAGAAGAATCACCTCTAGGATATCTTAAATTATTAGTGTCACTTGGCATAATAGATTCCATCCATCGCTCAAATACCTTTCTTTCGTAAAACTCGTTTGTACATAAAAATGTTAAACTAGTATCCGTGTTTTGTGTTTGATATGGTTCTTTAAATGTTGGACCATATATTTTGGCATCCATAGTATGTAACACTTTACCTGGTAGTTCCGCTCTTTCACATTGTAAGGCCAAATAACCTGACATAGATGCGTTATCACTTCTAGACTGTGGATCCGAATTACCAGAATTATTCACTATATCTGAAATGTCAGCAATAATGTTATTCGGTAAGTTAATTAATTTTTCCAAAAATGAGCTACCAATGAATTCATTGATATATTTTGGTATAGGTAAAACAATCTCAAATCTACTAGGTTTAGCTAAACCCTCTTTAGCATTAATGTTTGAGTAAAATAGTTGTGGTGAAAATGGCATTAAATTTTCTTCCTGGATTCTGCGTAAACTTTACCTGTACTGGCACCAACAAATGATTCCATCGGTAATAATGCCGCAATATCCCATTCATCTGCGGCAATTTCTAAGAACCTAGATTCGACATGCGAAAAGAGGTATTTTTTAACACATGGAATGTGTTCGGATATTGACGAGGACCGTCTCAGGACATCATAACTGAGGCGGAGCTTAGTCGTACTATCATATTTACTGTTACTCGCATAATCACTCAATTTATCTAGTAGAATGATACGTTGCTTTGGGTGAAGATAATGTAAATTCAACCCTAAAAAACCGTCTTGGTATTGTTCTATCGGTAAAACCAATGGGAACCTATCGTAGTATGGCAACTTATCCTTCGTTTTCGGGTCATAAAAGAAAAAATACATACGACCTATAATGGCACCACTCTTCAACCGTTGTTTATCAGAAAGTAATGCTTGCCTAGTGGGATTCAAGGTTTTTATTTTGGCTCGGAGCCAGTCACGAGCTGCGTTGGAACGGATGTTCAATCCCTCTTTCGCAAGAGAACTTTTGATACGGTCTAGTAGATATGCCATGTTCTATTTATCTCAAATAATTTAGGTAATAATTCACATTTGCCTGCTTTTTCAATCAATTTCATTATAAGTATCGGTGTCCGGTTTTAAAGAATATATTAGCTAATACCTAGGTCATGTTCTGTAAGCACTTGGAAGATCCATCCTCTATCTTTACAGAATTCAGAAGCAGCCTTCCATTTAGCTTGATTAACAATGTAGGTTATCGATTCTTCTAAGTATCTTTTGGTTTTTCTCTGTTGTGTAGGTTGTTTGGTCTGATAATCAGGTTTAACTTCCCAAACATGAGTCATAACGGTACCATCTTTTTTCTTTACCTTAACAACAAAGTCTGGAAAGTAACGATGTACCTTTTCATCAACCGGACTGAAGTATTTGATGACCAGTTCCTCTGAAGCCCAATAGATAACGCTTTCGCTTTCATCCAAGTATTTCATTACTCGTTGTTCCCACGTGGAACGCCAGATAATGTTATTCGCATCACCAGCGTATTTTTTTGGGTTTTTTGGTACAAATCGTCCTTTATATGCCATAAATAGTATTTATTTAACATAGAAAAAGGTTAAAATGTCTCTCTTCTCTTTTGCTAACATATCATTTGGATCTAAAAGCCGTAAGATTGATGCTAGTAAAAATCTCATATCATCCAATGAATATAATATTTACCGTTATCCAATTGACTTAGGTTCATCGGATAAAGGTCATTATATGGTGTTTCATGTAAATGGACAATTAAGATCCAAATTGGTTGGAAGTAGTCAAGCTGTAAACGATAGACCAACTATAATTGATAATAAAATTGCATTTGGTGTTCCAAATGCCGCTCAAGTTGGAATTGGATTTGCTGGTGCAACTAGAGATGAACAGATTCGTTTTGTTAGAACCATCAGGCGAGTAAAAGATACAATGGCACTTTACATGCCAGATACATTAATGTTCAAGCATAATCAGGGATATAGTGATGTTGGTTTGACAGGCCTGTTGGCAGCTGGAATTGCAACAGCAACACAGGGACAATCGATGCTTGATACTGTAAAAAATCCCAATAGTGATGTGATGGATAAAATTGTAAAAATTGCTGGTAATTTTTCTCCAATCATTGCAACACAAATAAAAAACAATGCATTATTGAGTGCTGGGTTTACCGCATATAGTGGTTTGGTTGTTAATCCCATGTTGGAGATGATTTACACAAGTCCAAGTTTTAGAGAATTTAGGTTTGATTTTGTTTTTCATCCTCGTAGTGAAAAAGAAGCCATGGAAGTTCAAAATATTATTAATCGATTTTATTTTCATCAAGCACCAGAAATATATGAAAAAGGTGCAGGTTTCTTTTTAATACCACCTTCAGAATTTGACATTTTATTTTATTATAATGGTGGAATTAATCCAAATATTCCAAAAATTTCTACATGTGTACTTACAAATGTTGATGTAAATTATGCACCAAGTGGTTTTGCTGCCTATGAAGTTCAAGGACAAGTGACGCCAGAACCAGGTAAAACTGGTATGCCTGTTTCCATTACTTTGAGCTTAAACTTTAAAGAGACCGAAATTATGACTAAGGATAATTTTAAAATGAAAACAGATGGTAATAATGCGACAGGAGCACAAAGTATGGAAACTATTATAAATTCTAATAATATGTTCGACAGATAATAATTATGGCTAGATATTTTAACAATTTTCCCAAAATTGCGTATTCTTTAGAGAACACAAATCAATACGATTATATAACCAATATAGTTTCTCGTTTTGGTATTGATGATAAACTAAAAGAAAACGCCGCAATTTATTATGAATATAGTGTTGAAGATGGTGAAACACCAGAAATATTGGCATCAAAATTTTATGATTCGCCGGAATTACATTGGGTTATTTTGGCGATGAATGATATTGTTGATCCACAATTTGATTGGCCTTTGACCTATTCACAATTCAATGAATATGTTGATACCAAATACTCAGCAAATAATTATGCTGATACCGCAAATACTGGTGTGCCTGGATTATCATACGCACAAAATTTAAATAATGAACATTCTTATTATAAAGTTGTTACACAAACTATTGGTAATACCATAACAGTCAATAAATATAAAGTTGATGCAAACACTTATGCTAATAATACGCTTATGGGTTTAACTGGTTCAAGAGGAAATATAGTTGAGTTTAATGATGGCACAATTGTAACCATCAGAATAACAAAAGAAACTCAAACTTTTTATGATTATGAAAAAGAACTTAATGAAAATAAAAGAACTATCAAAATGTTAAAAACAGAATATGTAGATGTCCTTGAAAATGAATTATTGAATGTGTTTGAATAATGGCAGCCGAATCAAATATTAATAGTACACTACAATGTGTTATTGAAGAGATGGCTATTATTTTACCTAAAGGTAAAAACATTGATTTAAAACCTTATCTTAGTGAATTGAATTTTTATGAAAGTATGTTTACACCATGTTCTTCAGGCAATGTGTTGATTGTCGAAGCTGCTGGTTTATTGGATAAAATTAAGGTTGAAGGTAATTTTACAATTAGATTTAAAATTCAAAAATCTAGAGATGATGTTGATTTTTTTAAATTTTATAAAGAATTTAAAATTTATAGTATTACAAATAGAAAAAATGCATCATCGACATCTCAAGGATATATAATACATTTTGTAAATGAAGATTTTGTGTATTCGTTACAACAAAAAATAAATCGGAATTATACTGCTCCGTATTCCACGATGGTCGAAAAGATATTGACAAGGCAGTTGAGAGTTCCAAATTCAAGGCCATCAAGAGGTAAATCTGGTATTAATTTCATTTATCCAACCGAAGTAGGTAAAGAAGTTATTATACCTAATTTAAATCCTTTTGATTCTTTAACTTGGATTGCCAAAAGAACAACATCAACAAAATACAAAGCACCAGATTTTTTATTTTTTGAAAATAACAAAGGTTATAATTTTGTGCCTGTCTCATATTTGTGGACAAAAGAACCACAATGGACTATAAATGTTAAACCTAAAAATATTTCAAATGATGTTGGCTCTGAATTTTTTGGTGCTCGAAATATGAAAATATTATCACAATTTAATATGTTAAATAGTATTAAAGAAGGTTCTTATGCTGGAACTTTTATTGGATTTGATACTTTTACAAAAACAATTTCTGTACAAAAAATAGATAACACTTTTGACACCAATCCAAGTCATGGTAATAAAAATGCTAATTTGAGTGACACCAAATCTAAAGATAATATTGATTTTACAAAAATGTATGATTCTAGGGTTGCCATTTATCCTTTTGCTTTACCAAGAGCAACACAAAAGTATATTAAAGATAATTCACCAAAAACCTCAAATCGTATTGATGATCCCGAAAAATATATTTTTCAAAGAAAGGCCTTTTTTGCCAATTTAATGCAAAAACGAATTGAATTAACTATGCCAGGTTTTTTTGGATATACTTGTGGTGAAACAATAACATTGAATGTTCCAAAATTTGCAATAAATGATGGTGGCAAAAATACGGATGACACTTTGAGTGGCAAATATATAATACTAGGAGTGAGACATATTATACGATATCAAACTCACGAAACAATTATTGAAGTAGCAACGGACTCGACCAAAAAATGATACCTAATGACTTTTACGGAAAAAAACCTTTTGTCTGGTGGACAGGTATAGTTGAAAATGTGGTTGATGACTTAAAGTTAGGTTCACTACAAGTTCGTATTATTGGATTACATTCACTAGATAAAACACAAGTACCAACAGCTTCTTTGCCATGGGCTCAAGTTGCTAAACCAACCACAGGTGCAAACACCAGTTCGGGACCAAGAGAAGGTGATTGGGTATTTGGATTCTTTCAAGATAGTGAACAAGCACAAATACCAGTAGTCTTAGGAATATTTCCTGGTATTGAAAGTAAACAATCACAAATTGTTTATCAAGAAGCTGTTACTAGAGAAGGAGCCGCAAATAAACCGGTTCCTTCACAAGTTGACCGAGTGGTGGGAGAACCAACCGTAGTTCCTATTGCTCGTGGTGTTGTAAAGGGCACTTTGGTTGATAGAACCAATAATGAATTAGTACACGTTTGCGATATTAAACCTTTTGTTAATAAAAGAGTAATTGACATCAGAGTCCAGTTTGGTTATGCTGTTGAAGCAATCAGAAAAGCAATTCGTGCTCTTTTGACATTTCTTGGTTTGGATCCAAGTGGAACCAATTCTGCTTTAACACAAAAATTACAATCATTGGCTGCTGAAATAAGAAAAATTAAAAACTATGTTACCGATTTTAATGACTTGGCTTTAAAATTGGTAGAATATGCAGTTCAACTAAGAGCAACGATTGATTACATTCTTAGTTTACCTGAAAAATATCTTAAAATGTTGCAAGATTGTTTAGT